CATCAAGCGTTTTACCTAACGGAAGCAACAGTTGAACTTGCCCGAGAGCGCGGACCTTGCTTGCATAGCGCACATACGCGATACGGTAAAGGTATCTTTCCTTGGGAGCTACGTGCTAAAGGATCTAATGAGCTAGCAGACTTTACTCCAGAACTTGACTGGGAACCGTTGCGTGATCAAATGAAGATACATGGAGTTAGAAATGCTACACTTATGGCTATTGCCCCTGTTGAAAGTTCTAGTGTTGTTATTAATAGCACTAATGGCATCGAAATGCCTATGTCGCTTATTTCAGTTAAAGAAAGCAAAGCAGGTTCCTTTGTACAAGTAGTTCCAGAGTATCACAAATTGAAGAACAAGTATCAACTCATGTGGGAACAGAAAGACTGTGACGGCTACTTAAAGACAAGTGCTGTGCTAGCGGCCTATGTGGATCAAAGTATCAGTACCAACACTTTCTATAACCCAGCACACTTTCCTGGACGCAAAGTTCCAACCACATTGATTGCCAAGAACTTGATGCAGGCCCAGTTGTGGGGATTAAAAACATTCTACTACAGTTTGATTAATAAAGCAGGCAGTAAAGCAGTAGAAGAACCTACTCCCGAACAAACACAAATTAATGGAGTACAAGTAAACGGATTCCATTATGACGATATGGAAGATGATTGCGAGAGTTGTAAGCTATGAGTTACAGTTTTATTAGACAATTCATTACTGAAGGTAGACCAGCATCACTAAAAATAGATGCTCTACCTTACGGTAAGAACGATCTAAGTCCAGCAATATCAAAAGATACTATCGAGTATCATTATGAGAATCTTGCCAAGACTTATGCCAAGCGATACAACGCAGGCGAAGGTGATCCGGTGTTCAATGAAGCAGGTGTATTTTTACATAATATTCTATTCCAACAGTATCAGGAATCTACAGGCAACAATGCTCCAGTTGGTGCAGTATTAGAACTTATCAATAAGCATTATAAAACTTTTGCTAAATTTAAAGATGCTTTTGAAAAAGAAGCAATGTCAATTCAAGGCAGTGGTTGGATTTATCTTAGCAAGGATGGCAAGATTAAAACAATCGTCAATCATGAGATTAAGAAAGACATTGTGGTATTAGTTGACTGGTGGGAACATGCTTGGGCATTGGACTATCAACAAGATAAGAAAAAGTATTTAGAGAATCAATGGAAGATTATTAATTGGGAGTATGTAAATGGACGCATATGATTTACATCAAGAACTTTTCAAAGCATGGCAACAGTTAGCATACAAAGCTGATGCTAGCAACATTAAAAAGAACTTTGCAGAGGTTCCTGTATATGTTGACGGCAAATCTGTTAAGCGAATAACAATCATAGATGGGCAAATAACATTGGAAACAAAATGAGTAAAGAACAATATAATTTAAAAACAAAAACAGACTATCTTAATCGTAAAATGTTTCTAGATCCAGCAGGCCCAGTTACCATACAACGCTTTGAAGAAGTTAAGTATAAAAAGATTGCAGACTTTGAAGCAACAGCACGTGGTTTCTTTTGGCAACCAGAAGAAATTAGCCTAACCAAAGATTCAAACGACTTTAAAGAAGCAAGTGATGCTATCAAACATATCTTCACAAGTAACTTGTTACGTCAAACAGCACTAGATAGTTTACAAGGTCGTGGACCAACACAGGTGTTTACGCCTGTGTGTAGTTTGCCCGAAGTGGAAGCACTGATGTACAATTGGGGATTCTTTGAAACTAACATTCACTCAAAGAGTTACAGTCATATCATTCGTAATATCTATAACGTACCAAAGGATGTGTTCAATTCCATCCATGATACTGAAGAAATCATTGGCATGGCCTCTAGTGTGGGAGAATATTACGATGCATTACATGTAATCAACTGTCGTAAAGAAACAGGCGAAAAGATTAATGATCGCACACACATTAAGGCAATCTATATGGCATTACACGCTAGCTATGCACTAGAAGCGTTCCGCTTTATGGTTAGCTTTGCCACAAGCCTGGCTATGGTTGAGAATAAGATCTTTATTGGCAATGGCAATATCATCAGTTTGATTTTACAAGACGAATTGTTACACAAAGGGTGGACTGCTTATTTGATTAATCAAGTGATCAAAGAAGATACAAGGTTTGCCGAAATCAAAGGCGAATGTGAACAAGAAGTGTATAATTTGTATATGGATGTTATACGCGAAGAAAAACAATGGGCAGACTATTTGTTTAAAATGGGTCCTGTAATTGGATTGAACGCTAACATTCTTAAAGACTTTGTAGACTATACAGCAGTGGGCGCACTTAAAGATATTGGTATCAAGTACAACAGCCCTGCTCCTAAGAGTACACCTATTCCTTGGTTTAATAAACATGTTAACACAAGCAATAAACAAACAGCACTACAAGAAAGTGAAAGCACCAATTATGTTATTGGTGTTATGAGTGATGCATTGGACTATGATGCATTGCCAGCATTATAAGAGAAAAGTATGATTACCGTATACAGTAAAAATAACTGTCCATTTTGTGACAGAGCAAAAGCATTATTAGAAAGTAAAGAAATTCCATTTCGAGTAGTCAAAATGGAAGATGATCCGGACGCTAGAGAATTCTTAATGGATCAAGGCTTGCGTTCAGTTCCACAAATTTTCAAGGATGGCATTCTCCTACCTGGAGGCTTTCAAGGCCTAGCTGGCAAAGACGAAGAATTTTTTAACACACTCAAAGGATAAACATGATAATTAACAAAGGTATTGCAATAGGCGAAGTAGTAACAATTAAAACAACTGCGGGCGAAGAAATTGTCGCTAAACTAGTTGAAGAAAACCCAATGACTATTACAGTTAGTAAACCATTGGTACTGACCGCAAGTCAAAAAGGCATAGCTTTGGTTCCCTTTTTGTTTACTACAAGCCCAGATGCAAATATTACTATCAGCAGAGCTACAGTGATGGTACTGGCTCCAACAGATAAAGACGCATCGGATACGTATATTCAAAATACCACCGGAATTAAGCTGGTATAAATACTAGCAATAGGAGAAAAGTTAAATGACTACAACAACCGTAACTATGAGTACCGGCGGTACTACTGTTATTACTGAAAACGATGTTGCAATCGCAATTGGTGCATTAACCACGGCTGTTGCGGCTCAGACTACATTTTTAGCAACCACATTTACTCCTGCACCAGACGGAGTCGCTCTTCCTGGTTCGATAGCACAGTCCTTGAATCTTAGTTATCAGACAATGGTCGATATATCTACTCACCTTGGTCAAATTAATGGTAATTTAGAAACAATTATAACAGCGACGAATAAAACAAATACTGAAATTGAAAAACTGACCAAGCACGCCGGGATCGCTAACAGTCATCGAAATAAAGCAAATGTTGTGGCTCAGTTGGCAGTAGTTGATCAACTGGATAAAAATCAATTTGATAAAGCAGTAGTAACTGAAACACAGATCAAAGCTGGAGATACACCAACTGTAGTACCAAAGAAAGATTTTGCGACTAATATACAGGAAAAAGTTGCCAGTATTGTTGATATCAACAGTGCAACGGCCGCTACTGGTATAATTATTGAAACAGCAGTAACAGCTACAACCGAAGGATTTAAATTGGCAACAGAAATAGTCTTAGATACTGCCGTTGGTAAAAAATTAGTTGAATATTACTATGAAGCTGAAATAGCTGTGACAAGTGTGTTTAGCAAACAAAGAGCCGATCGACTTCTTAGAGAAAACAACAATCGTATCGATCTGGCTAAAACTGGTGCTGTTGCAACTCCGCCGGTAGTACCTGGTTAATTATGAAAACTGCAAGAATTAATTCCGATGTAGACACAAAAGGCAATAGATTAGATTCCAATGGCAAAATTCCCTCAGTGTTTATTAACAATCAGCCCATAGCTTTACTCAATAGTTCAAATTCAAAAGGCTCAAAAATATTGTCTGGATCTCCTGATGTATATGCACAAAACGAAAAAGTTGCCAGAGTTAACGATGCCTTTGCTAGCGGTACCAAAATCAATACCGGAAGTGATAACGTTCTTACTAACTTGCCAAATCCTTAATCAATAAGGTTGACCTTTATTTTTAACCCCTGTACACTAGGTATAAGTACTTGGTACTTGCCTTAAAGGAGAAATATATGGCTACAAATAAATTCGCAGAATTCACTGCAATCATCGAAGCAATGGAAAATGATTTTGAGAAATTTTACGACAAGGAAGTTGGCGCGGCCGGAACTCGTGTTCGTAAGCATTGCCAAGATTTGGCTAAATTATGCAAAGACACACGTAACGATGTTACCGCAGTTAAGAACGCCCGTAAAGAAGTAAAATAATACTATAAATACTATATGGCATACAGCGATAAGGTCATTGACCATTATGAAAATCCCCGCAATGTAGGATCGTTTGCTAAAGATGATCCGACTATTGGAACGGGTATGGTCGGTGCCCCTGCCTGTGGCGATGTAATGAAGCTTCAAATTCGAGTAGAAGACGGAATCATTACAGATGCAAAATTTAAGACATATGGTTGCGGTTCAGCGATTGCGAGTAGTTCGTTAGTTACTGAATGGGTTAAGGGTAAAACACTTGACGAAGCGCAACAGATTAAAAACTCAGAGATTGCAGAAGAACTCGCCCTGCCTCCTGTCAAGATTCATTGCTCTATCCTGGCAGAAGATGCAATCAAGGCGGCTGTAAATGATTACCGTAACCGAAACAGCCACTAAAAAAATCAAACAGAATTTACAAAAGCGTGGCAAGGGCGTTGGCATACGTTTGGGTGTAAGGACTACCGGTTGTAGTGGATTAGCATACACTATCGAATATGTAGATGAATATACAGCAGAAGTTGGCGTAACTAATTATGCCCAAAAAGATTTTGTTGTATTAGTAGATGCTAAAAGCCTGGCCTATCTGAATGGCATAACAATGGATTGGGTCCGCAATGGACTCAATGAAGGATTTGATTTCATCAATCCAAACGAACGTGACCGTTGCGGTTGC